AAAATGGCGACATCAGACAATAAAGAACATAATAGACTGGAAAAGATTCGAGTCGGGCTCATAAACCATTCCAATCTTCAAGTTGAATGTGAAAGGTCTATTGCATACGAATTAATAGATTATTTTTCCTTTTTTGTACCTGGTTACAAATATATGCCGGCATACAAAAATCGTGTATGGGATGGCAAAATAAAATTATTCAATCAGAATGGCCAATTACCTACTGGCCTATATCAGCACTTATTATATTTTTGTAAACAAAATAATTATGAAACCGAACTTATGGAAAGTAAGTATGGTTATCCAGATGAAACAAATACAATAGAACCTCAGTTATTATTTGATTTTATTAAAGGATTAAATTTACCATTTGAACCTAGGGATTATCAATTTGATGCTGTAATGAATGGTTTAATGAAAAAACGCGGCATATTACTATCGCCTACTGGTTCTGGTAAATCTCTTATAATATACATATTAGCACGATATTTTTTGGAAGAATTTGACACAAAAAAAATATTGGTTATTGTACCAACCACATCTTTAGTTGAACAAATGCATAATGACTTTAAACATTATGGATATGATGAAAAATTAATGCATCGTATATATTCAGGTAAAGATAAAAAAACTGACGCACCAATAATTATTAGTACTTGGCAATCAATATATAAACTACCAAAGGATTGGTTTTCACAATTTGGTATGATTGTTGGTGATGAGTGCCATGGATTTAAATCAAAATCACTAATGTCAATTATGAATAAATGTACAGAGGCCGCGTATCGGTTTGGTACAACAGGTACACTTGATGGTGCATTAACACATGAACTGGTATTACAGGGTTTATTTGGTAAAATTACAAACGTAACAACAACAAAATCATTACAAGAAAATGATACACTGGCCCAGTTGGAAATAACAAGATTAACATTGGAACATGATTCGCAAGTACGAAAATACTGGGGTAAAAGAAAATATCAAGATGAAATTGATTATATTGTAACATACGAAAAGAGGAATAAATTTATATCAAATCTTGCCTTATCACAGGAAGGTAACACATTGGTACTATTTCAATTTGTTGAAAAACATGGACAGCCCTTATTTAATATGATAAGAGATAAGGCAGATGAAAATCGGAAGGTATTTTATGTCTCTGGCCATGTTGATACAAATGATAGAGAACAAATAAGAAACATTACAGAAAAACAAAAAAACGCGGTTATTGTGGCATCATTAGGTACATTTAGTACAGGAATAAATATTAGGAACCTACACAATATTATATTTGCATCTCCAAGTAAATCACAAATAAGAGTTTTGCAAAGTATAGGTAGAGGTTTAAGAAAAAGTGATAATGGTAAGGCCACAAAGCTTTTTGATTTAATTGATGATTTAAGTCATTTATCATATAAGAATTTTGCCTTGCTGCATGGCTTTGAAAGATTAAGGATATATAAAAAAGAAAAATTTAATTATAAAACGTTTAAGGTAAACATATGAGTGATAATCTGCAACAATTTAAAATGACAAATGGTGATGAAATTATTTGTGAATTAGTTCAATGGCCTGAGAATGAAGACCAAGATGTTATTATACGAAAAGTATTAAAAATAAATTCATCAGAAAGTTATGTTTCGGGTGCAAAATATTATTCTTTAAGACCTTGGATGTCATTTTTTGATAATATGAATTTATTATATATGTTAAATCCCTTACATGTAGTTTGTCAGATTGAACCATCAGCTGATTTAAAAACTCTTTATTTAGAAACACTACAAATGTTGGCAGAAGACATTGCTGATGGCAAGCACAAAATGATTAAAAGTGATAGACATAGATTCTCAGATTCGGCTGCAGAAGAAATTTTTAAAAACAATTCTGAATTATTTGATAGTCTAATTGATGAACAATATAATTTGGATTTTAGAAGTAGTCAGGATTCTGCAGAACAAAGATTATCAAATATAGTAAAATTTAGGAAACCAAAAGGAACTATACATTGACCCCTATTCCAACCCTACCCAAAGGGCTTAATTTATTATACACTACTTTAAATGGTTTGTAAATACTTTTTCAAAAAAAAATTTAAAAAAAATATATTTACTTTGAATGATAAAAATTATATAATATACAAATAAATAAGGAATTTATAATGGCACGTAGAAATAAAAATCATGCACATTATGTAAATAATAAAGATTTTTCACAGGCAGTAGTTGACTATGTTAAATTAGTTAATGAGGCAAAGAAAAATAGAGCTAATCAATTACCAATTGTACCTGATTATGTTGCTCAATGTTTTATGAGAATCGCAGAGGGTTTATCACACAAAGCAAATTTTGTTGGATACACTTATCGTGAAGAAATGGTTATGGATGGTGTGGAAAATTGTTTAAAGGCTGTGCTTAATTATGATATTGATGCTGCAACAAGAACAGGTAACCCTAATGCATTTGCATATTTCACGCAAATAATATGGTATGCTTTTTTACGAAGAATTGCAAAAGAAAAGAGACAACAAGAACTTAAATTTAAATTTCTTGCTGAATCTGGTATGGATGAATTTATTGCAGATGGACCTAATGGAGGTGGTGAGCAACAATTAAATCACTATGTAAATATTTTAAAATCACGTATAGATAAAGTTAAGGTAAGTGATAAAGCTCTTAAGGAATATATAATAAAAGAAAAGAAAATAAGAAAAAAGAGAACGGTTCATGCCGATTCTGATTTAACTGAGTTTTTATAATGAAAATTGCGATATTAAATGATACGCATTGTGGTGTTCGCAATGCATCAGAAATCTATTTAAATAATGCTGAACAATTTTATACAGATATATTTTTTCCTAAATTGGAAGAAGAAGGTATAAAACATATTTTACATTTAGGTGATTATTACGACCACCGTAAATTTGTTAATTTTAAGGCACTTACACAAAACAGAAAAAGTTTCCTAAACATATTAAGAGAAAAACATATTACAATGGATATCATTCCTGGTAACCATGATGTATATTATAAAAATACGAACGAATTAAATTCACTTAAGGAATGTTTAGGTCACTATATGAACGAAGTCAATATTATAATGGAACCAGAAGTTAAAAGATATGGTTCATTAAATATTGCCTTATTACCATGGATATGTGCAGAAAATTATGAACACTCAATGGAGTTTATAAAAAACTGTAAGGCCAATTGGTTAGGTGGCCATTTGGAATTAAAAGGGTTTGAAATAATGCGTGGCCTTAAGGCCCCCGAAGGTATGGACCCTAAAATATTTAATAAATTTGAGATGGTATTAAGTGGTCATTATCATTGCTCATCACGTAAGGATAATGTTTGGTACCTAGGCTCACAATTGGAATTTACATGGAATGATGCACATGACCCAAAATATTTCCACATAATAGATACAGAAACAAGAGAAATAACAAAGGTACAAAATCCTTATACGTTATATCATAAAATATATTATGATGATAAAAACAAGGATTACCAGAATTTTGATACGTCAGGATTAAAAAGCAAGTTTGTTATGGTCGTTGTTGTAAATAAAACCGATGGATTTATTTTTGATAGATTTATTGACCGAATACAAAATGAACAAGTGTACGAATTAAAAATAGCAGAAAACTTTAATGAATTTATGGGAGAGAATGTTGATGATGAAGGTTTAACAATTGATGATACATTTAAATTAATGGACGACTATATTGATAATGTCAATACCGACCTTGATAAAGATAGAATAAAGACAGAGATGCGGGAACTCATGAACGAAGCACAATCTCTGGAATTTTCGTAAAACATATTTACATTTACAATAAAATTTTATATAATATATTATGATTACATTTCAGAAACTAAAGTTTCGCAATTTTTTATCCACTGGTAATAACTTCACCGAAGTTAATTTACGAAAAAATAAAACCACACTGGTTATAGGGCACAATGGAGCAGGTAAATCAACAATGTTGGATGCTTTATCCTTTGCTCTGTTTGGAAAACCTCACAGAAATATTACAAAGGCTCAAATAATCAATTCAATAAATCAAAAAAATTGTGTTGTTGAAGTTGAATTTTTTATTGGTAAGGCAGAATATAGAGTAATACGAGGTATTAAACCAAATATTTTTGAGATATGGAAAGGCAAAACAATGATTAATCAATCATCACATGCCAAGGATTATCAAAAAATATTGGAACAAAATATTCTAAAATTAAACCACAAATCCTTTCACCAAGTGATTGTTCTGGGTAGTAGTAGCTTTATTCCTTTCATGCAACTACCCAACAATCATCGGAAGGAAGTGATAGAGGATTTATTGGATATAAATGTATTTTCTAAAATGAATATATTATTAAAGGAAAAACAATCAGGATTAAAAAATCAAATATCTGAGGTCAATACAAAAATAGAAATTTTAAAAAATAAAATTGAAACACAGAAAAAATATATTAAAGATGTTCAGATATTAACAGAACAGAACATTGAAAATAAAAAGGCCTCTATTAATAAAAATAGTAAAAAAATAGAGAACCTACAAAAGGACAATTCTGAACTATCACTTATTATTGAAGAAAAATTAAAACCTTTGGAAGATGAATTAAAAACACTTGAAACTAGAAAAGGTACACTATTACAATATACCACACAGTTTCAACAACAAATGAAAACTCTGGCAAAGGATACAAAATTTTATGAGGATAACGATGAATGTCCAACATGTTCACAACCAATATCTGATGAAATAAAATCATTAAAATTGGAAAGTGCAAAGGAAAAGGCAAAGGAATATCAAAGTGCCTTTAATAAGGCTGATGGTGAAACATCAAAACTGAATATTACCATTGATGAGGTAAAAACATCTCTTAATGATATTAGAGCAAAAGAAAGTACAATATTTGTAAATAATCAAACAATTTCAACCTTACAAACACAAAACGATGAATTAAATAATGATATTTCAAACGACGTTGTTGTGGATTTGGAAAATGCAAAAGATGATTTAAATACTTATAACGATGAACAAAATACTATTACAGAGGAAAAACTAAACCTATCTGATAGTTATTCTTATAATCAAATCATTGCAGAGTTACTTAAGGATACTGGTATTAAAACCAAAATTATTAAACAATACCTCCCTGTGATTAATAAATTGGTAAACCAGTATCTACAAGTATTAGATTTTTTTGTATCATTTGACCTTGACGAATCATTTAAGGAAACAATAAGGTCCAGACATAGAGATGATTTCAGTTATGAT